CAAATACAATTCGGAAATAATTAAAGAATCTAAAAACTTTTTAGATTATTCAAAACCGTTTGAATTCTATGCGGTTTTACAAAAATACAACACTCCGAATAGAAATGGTAGAGTCTATCCTGAAAGAATATTAAAAAGAGAAGCGGACAACTATAAGAAAGCGATTGCTAAAGGTACTGCATTATCAGAACTAAACCACCCTGAATCATCACTAATTGACTTAGATAGAGTATCCCACTCAATTACCGATATTTGGTGGGAAGGTAATATCTTAATGGGTAAAATTAAATTATTAACATCGCCAGGATTTCACGAAAGAGGTGTTATATCTTGTAAAGGGGATATGGCAGCAAATTACCTAAGACAAGGAGTTACTCTTGGTATATCATCAAGAGGAGTTGGTTCCTTAGCAAAAAAAGGTGAACAAAACGAAGTACAGGATGATTTTGAATTAATTTGTTTTGATTTAGTTTCATCCCCATCAACACCAGGAGCTTATTTATTTCTAAATCCTGAAGATAGAACAAACTATGAAGAGAATTTAGATGAGGAAAAAAAGATGCAAATGGCAAGAGCAACAGGGATGAATGTTAATTCAGGAAACAAATCACTTGACTTAATGAAAAAATTATCCGATTATTTAGGAAAATAATTATTATGGACGAAAAATATTTTGTAGCAAAAATTCAGTACGATTTACCTGATGAGAATACAGGGAAAATCAAAAAAATCAGAGAAGAGAAATTGGTTAAAGGTTTTTCAGTAACAGATGTTGAGGCAAAAGTTACCAAGAGATACGAATCATTTAGCCAAGATTGGAGAATTACTTCAGTATCTGAAAGTAAAATTGATGAGGTTATTGAAGACTAATCAATTAATAAATTATTTAAAAGGAGGACAATAGTCCTCCTTTTTTCGTTTATGGAGATATTTATATTTGTTGTATTGTACACTTAAATCTGACGTTACTTTATAAAAAAATAAAAAAATAAACCCAATAATTTAAAAAATTTAATTTAACAATATCGTTAAGTTAATCTTTTTTGATATTTGGAAATATTTATATACAAATAAAATCAAAAATGGCAGAAAAACAAAATCTTGTAGAAGAGGCACTAATCCAAATGAAAAGTTTGGAAAATGTAGTTGCTGAAAATGCAAAAGGAATACTAGCTTCAACTATGAAGCAAGAAATCAGCGAATTAGTAAAAGAGTCTTTAAAGACTGAAGACGATTCTGACCTTGACAACACTACAATGGAGGTTGACGAACAATTAGATACCGACATTGAAGATATGGGAGACGAGGATTCAGATGATAACGAAATGGACGACGAAATGGAAGATGATTTAGAAGATATTGAAGGTATCGAAGATACTGACGATATGGACGATATGTCTTCTGATGACGAGTTCGATTTCACATCTATGGATATGGATGACGAAGAACCAATTGATTTAACAATGGCTTCTGACGAGGAAATTTTAAAAGTATTCAAAGCAATGGGTGAAGAAGATGGTATTATCGTTAAAAAAGACGGTGATATGATTGACTTAGAAGACACTAACGAAGACGTTGAATATAAAATTTCTTTAGGTGAAGAAGAAGAAGAGGTTGATGATATTGATTTAGAAATTGAAGAATCTGATGATGATTCTGAGATTATGTTTGAAATTGAAATGGATGACGAGATGGAAGATTTCGAAGAAATTTCTATGGATGATGAAGATGATGACGATTATGAAATCAATCTTGACGACCTAGAAGACTTAGGAAACTTTGACCTTGAAGAATCTGAAGAAGAAGAGTTCGAATTCACTGAGGGCTGGAACGAAAACGCTGATGTTGAAAAATCAGAAACAAAAGAAGGATTCAAACCAAAAGGTATGGGAATGGGTAAACCTAAATTCGAATACAAAGAAGGTAAGAAAATGGAAACCAAAGAAGGTTCTATGACTGTAAAACCAAAAGGTGTTGGAATGGGTAAAGCTAAATTCGAATACAAAGAAGGTAAAAAGATGGATATGAAAAAAACTGTTAAACAAGACGGTGAAACTTCAGAAGCATCAAGAACATTAGGTAATGGAAAAAGATGGGGTAGAAATGGTTTAGATAAACCAAAAGCTGCACCACGTCACTTAAAAGTTGAAAACGTTGAGAAAGAACTTACTACACTAAGAGAAAGAAACGAAGAGTATAGAAAAGCTTTAAATATTTTCAGAAGTAAGTTAAATGAAGTTGCAGTGTTTAATTCAAACTTAGCATACGCTACAAGATTATTCACAGAACATTCAACAACTAAAAATGAGAAAATCAACATTTTAAGAAGATTTGATTCCGTTGAATCTTTAAAAGAGTCTAAATCTCTTTATAAAACAATAAAAGACGAGTTATCTACTCAAGGAAGTGCAACAGTTGTAAAAGAATCTTTACAAGAAAAAATGGAAAGAACTCCATCTTCAGGTTCAGCAGCTAACTTGATTGAGTCTAAAACTTACGAAAATCCTCAATTCTTAAGAATGAAGGACTTGATGTCAAAAATGAACATCATAAAATAAAAATAAAATTTAAAAACAAATACTAAAATGGGTGCATTATTAGAAAGCGGTCTTGTTGGTAACATTGGTTTAAAACACCTTAAAGTTATTAAAGAAGACACAATCAACAAATGGGACAAATTAGGATTCTTAGAGGGTCTTAAAGGTCATTTAAAAGAAAACGTAGCTCAATTATATGAGAACCAAGCGTCTTTCTTAATCAACGAAGCTTCTGCGACAGATTCATCTGGTTCATTCGAAACAGTTGTATTCCCTATCGTTAGAAGAGTATTCTCTAAATTATTAGCGAATGACATCGTATCAGTACAAGCTATGAACTTACCAATCGGTAAATTGTTCTACTTCGTACCTAAAATCCAAGGTTATAACACAGGTACTACTACATCTGGTGACCACTACGCTCCAATCGGTTCTCCTGGAAACTATCCTGGAAATCCTGACGCAGGTTATCAAGGTACAGGTGCATATGCTAAAAACCTTTACGATTTATTCTATGAAGGTTCTGAACCTACATTAAATCCAGCAGGTTTATTCGACTACTCAAAAGGTAGATTTGAAGTTATCACTGCTAACACAACATTACAAGTTTGGTCTGACGGTAACTTAGTAAACGCAGTTGACGAATACGATGGTAAAAACGTTAGAAAAGTAATTATGAAATTATGTGGTTTCGCTAACGCAGGTGCTGGTAAATTAATCGGTCCTGATGGTAACGAAATGGATAACGAAGCATTCTTATCTGACTTACACATTATCGCAGGTCCAGGTTTAGAAGTAAGTACTGCTAGTACTTGTACTGTAGAAGATGCTACTTCTTTATCTTTCAGAGTTGTTACTCAACAATATGGTAAAGGTATCGTTCAATACGGTGAAAACACTAAAACTAACTTCCCAAGAACAAGTGGTAGTAACCCAGCAGGTAACGGTGGTTCATTCTATGACATCTGTGACGCTACAGGTTGTATCTACTTAGAAGTTGATTTACAGTGTCCAGTATGTGCTACTTGTGGTCAAGATTCTCTTGACGGTTACACAGGTACTACTATTGAAACTGCAGCTTCAGGTGACTCTTTCATCGGTGTATACAGAAGATATGAAGAACTTGAATTTGAAGATAAAATTGGTGAGGTTTCTTTCGACTTAGAATCAGTAACTGTTTCTGTAACTGAAAGAAAATTAAGAGCACAATGGTCTCCTGAGTTAGCTCAAGACGTTGCGGCTTTCCACAACATCGATGCTGAAGCTGAATTAACGGCTTTATTATCTGAACAAGTTGCAGCAGAAATCGACCGTGAAATTTTACGTGACTTACGTAAAGGTGCGGCTTGGACATTACGTTGGGATTACAACGGATGGAAGAGAGTTCCTCAAACTAACGCTTACACTCAGAAAGATTGGAACCAAACATTGATTACGGCAATCAACCAAATCTCAGCTCAAATCCACAAATCTACTTTAAGAGGTGGTGCTAACTGGATTGTTGTTTCTTCTGAAATCAGTGCAATCTTTGACGATTTAGAATACTTCCACGTATCTAACGCGGCTCCTGAGCAAGACCAATACAATATGGGTATTGAAAGAGTTGGTACATTAGCAGGTAGATACCAAGTTTACCGTGACCCTTACTTCCCACCAAACACTGTGTTAATGGGACACAAAGGAACGTCATTGTTAGACACTGGTTACATCTACGCTCCATACGTACCTCTACAATTAACTCCTACAATGTACAATCCATTCAACTTTACACCTATCAAAGGTATTATGACACGTTACGCTAAGAAAATGGTTAACAACCGTTTCTACGGACGTATCCAAGTTGATGGAGTTAGAACATTTGACTTAAACGAGTTAAGATAATCAATATCTTAATGATATCTAAAAGGGGACTATTATTAGTCCCCTTTTTTTATTTTATAGGTATTTATATAATATGAATAGACTACGTCAAATAATCAGAGAACAGTTATTGTTAGAGAAGAAGATAGGTAGCTTAATCACTAAGATTGAGGTAACCTATTCATTTGAACTTGATAGAAGTCCGCACGCATATGATAGAAGAACTAGAACTGATATAGAAGATTATAATACTAAAGAAATATCTAACGCCGAAATTAAATATATTATTGAACTTGGTCGTAAAAAAATTGCCGAATTAATCGCTATAGGTGACATTAAAAATAATGATTATTTTGTAATTAAATCTCCTGAAAAAGAAATCGCGATTGCAATCAAAGCCATTAATGAAGGTGGTGTTGGGTGGAAATTATTAATTGTTACAGTATTCCGAGAATCCTACGAAAACCCTTTTAGAGTTGGTGAAGACCAAATAGTTATTTGGGTATAAAAAAAGACGGAGGGTTGTATCTAAATCGTTCCTTCTCCGTCCTAATTGAGCTTCTTTCGACTCAACAACTATGATTGATTTATTTGTATCTAAATCGTTTCCCTCAATCACAATACAAATATACGGCGGATTATTTAATCTGCCAAAAGTATTTTAAAAATTTAAACTATTTATATAATAAATATTATTTGAATGTCTTGTAGAAGAAAATTATTAATAACCGAAGAAGAGAGAATAGGAATATTATCTTTATATGATATTGTTGAACAAGTAACTCCTGCTGGTAAAAATGAATATACTATGTCAGGACAATCATTTTTTGATGATGGGAAATATTCAGGGTTTTCTAAGAAAGATGAAAAAAAATTAAAGTCTGATTTAGAAGGAGCCGCAAATTTTTTAAGAAATAATAAAGGTAGAATTACTTACGTTAAAGTTATTGCTAGTGAATCTCAAGTAACAAATTATGATAGAGAAAAATACCCGTCAACAGGTAAGTCCGAAGATTTTACAGAAGAAAAATCTTTAAAACCTTTAGAGTTATCAAGATTAAGAGCCGAAACTATGAAAAATTATTTAAAACAATATTTTTCAAGTTTAAAATCTCAAAATGTTATTAGTGAAATGCCAATATTTGAACCATCAGAACTTATATTAGGTAATACTAAATATGTTAAGGGTCAAAGTAATAAGAATAATCCTGATTACGATAAAGAAAGATATGTTAAAGTAATTTTAGCGATTAAACCACCTGAGGAATGTATTATAGGACTAACTGTTGAGGTTATGTACAAAAAAGATAAATCTTCACAACCATCAATAGGTACTGATGGTAGACCATTTAGTTGTAGAGGGGACCACGATTGTGATGTTGCATTGTTTGATGTTAAATTAAATGGAGTTTCAATTGGTAGAGCTAATTTAAATAACGGAGAGAAAAATCCGCCAATTGGTGGTGATAGAACAAGTGGAAAATTAGTTGTGGATGATGCCAAAGCAAAGGCGATAATAGGTAATGAAAGTAAAGATATTGTAATTAGTTTACAGTGTCTGTCCCCTTCAGATTGTCACTCTGATAGACCTGAAGTTAGAATAAGTAAAGGTAATACAGTTTTATTTCATCAGTGTACTCC